CTCTTTAAATAGTCGAAAAGATAGTATTAGATCAGTTATTGATTCAACTCACGTTAAAATAATAACAAATGAAAAACATTATCAAGAAAGGATTAATACTATTCTTGTTCAGTCTGCTAGCGCTGATTCCAGCTTCATCACAGACTACATTAGACTCTATTCAGAGCAAAACTCTTTGTCTAATTCTAAATGAACATAAGAAATATAGTATAGAAAATCCTTTATTAAAACAACAGGTAGAGTCATTAGAGAAGTTGAATCAACTTTATGTAAAGACAGATTCTATTCAAAAGAAAAAAATTAGTCTTTATGAAGAAAAAGTTGCATCTGATGACAAAAAAATTCAACAACTTAAATCCGCTCAGAAGAAAACCTTAATTGGAGCTTCCGTAGGCGGTATTGTTTTATTTATTTTAGGTTTAATTTTATGACATATAATATTTATTACGGAACTATTGGAAAGACTTTAGGTGTTAAGTATCGTTTTACTAGAAATTGTAATCGTGGAGAGCAAGAAGCTCTTAAGATTGCTAAAAATGCTGCTACTTCATTCTATTATAAGAATGAGGGAAAATATGGTCTCCCATCTTTCGATGATATTAATAAAGAGTCAAAGATTACAGGTCGCTCTATAGAAGATCTTTATAATGATCATGTAGAAGACATGTGTAGATGGTATGCCATTCCCACTGAATTGGATACTGTCCCAACAAGTAAACTTCGTTGGTAATTAATGTTGACTATTTATAGTCAATTAGTTGCTTGTGAAAATGATGCGTTAGGTTATATAACTTATGTATTCAAATGTCTAGAGCCTAATCCTGGATTTGGTCATAATTATATTATGGTAACAAGATTTCCAAATTGGGATCATAGGTCTCTAGATATTGGAGAAATAGGATATTTAACTTATAATGAAGTTGAAGCAGGCAAAGATAAATGGTTCTGTCCTGAAAATGGACAATTTGTACCATACAACTATACAAATATTTATTTTGTAAAGTTTGTACAAGAAAAAGTAGATAGTTCTAAAAAAGATATTATAATATGAAAGATTTAAATGAATACTGTATTAGGAGATGCCTTACAGAAGGCAATGAACTCTAAGAAAAATGACTTCTCTTCATTTGTTTGGAAAGGCGAAAAGAGGAAGGAAGGAGATAAATATGTTCAAGATTCTATCAAGATTGTCGATATGAGTGCAGATCAACTTAAGAAGTGCTACGAGCATTGTGAAAAGATGTTGCATAATGATGATCCAAAGAATCTTGGTCGATATAATGTTTTAGACGAAGTAACTGAGCAAATCAATAAATGTAATGTAGAATTGCTTTTAAGATTCTTTGAGAATAGTTATTTAAAGGATAATAGAGAGGATATTCGTAGACGCTCTCTCTGGGTAAGTCTTAGACAATTTAAAGCAAACAATCCTGAAATAACTGATCTATCTTTAGTTCCTCTCACTAAAATTAGTTCTAATCTTCCTTCTGAGTTCGATGATGTAAATATTCAGGATACTATGGACGGTTGTCTTGATTATTTGGGTTAAAAAATGTTAAATTATTTTATAATCGGTTCATCAATTAATATATTTATTTTAATAAAATAAAATAAAAATATTAATTTATGAAAAAGATTGATGATTCGATTATTATGCAAGCAAAGGATATGTATGTTAATCAACATATTTCTTGTGAGCAAATTGCAAAGAAGCTTAATATAGGAGCTTCTACAGTTGTAAAAAGATTAAGAAAATTAGGTATAGAGGTTGTATCACATCCTCATGCTGGAAAATTTGAAATTAAAGATGTTATAAAATTATATGTTCAAGATAAAATTCCGATACATAAAATAGCTAAAATGTTTAATAGTACTGAAAAAACAATATCAAAAGTACTTAAAGAAAACAATATTGAAGTTAAAAGAGTTTTACAATTTGAAGAACATATATTTGATATTATAGATACAGAGGAAAAAGCATATTGGTTAGGATTTTTATGGGCAGACGGATGTGTTATGTCTATTAATCCAAACAATCCGAATTATGCAATAGAATTAGGATTGTCTTCTAAAGATAGATCTCATTTGGTAAAATTTTGTAATTTTTTATCTTTATCTGAGAATAGAATAAAAGATAAAATATGTCCTCCTGGAGAATTGATTAAAACTACTAGAGAAGTAAGTAGAATACAGATATCAAGTACTCATATGTGGAATACATTAGTATCTTATGGAATGGTTCCAAGAAAAACATATGATGAAAGATTTCCATATGAAAATACTTTTAAAGATAAGTCTTTAGTTAAACATTTTATAAGAGGATATTTTGATGGAGATGGATCTTTAACTTGGCATAATAAAGAACATACCAGACCAGAAGCTTCTTTAATAGGACTTGAAGACTTTTTAATAAAACTTCGAGAATATTTACCAAATGAAATAAAAAATAATTCTATATATAAAAATAAAAATAACATACTTTATTTAATAAATTTTGTTGGAAATAAAGCACTAATTTTCTTAAACTTTATTTACAAAAATTCTAATATTGTTTTAGATAGAAAATTTAACATTTATAGCTCCCTAATTTCGAAAGGAATTAGTGAAGAATCGGGCAATATCGGTGAAAATCCCTCGTTGGACAACACCGAGATAATTGAAGAAATTAAAGAATCTTCAATATCGTAACGCGTAGATCTTGAACCTCTTAATTGAGAATATAATAGATCCAAGAGTGTCCGACATCCTATTTTATAGGATGAAAATGTACGCTGAGCTGGCAGATGATTAAATCTGTATAATGGAGGTAACTCCCAGAAATTAGGATAAAAAGCCTAATGATAACAAAACTGGCATTTAATAAACAACATTTGACTATGACCTTTATTACTAAGATGGGTTTGTGGTTTACTAAAGCTGAAGAGAATGAATTGAAGGGTAATTCTAATGCTGAAAGATTGAAGATTGCTAAGGAGAAACTCCATCTTCCAGAAAAACTTAACCTTAAGTTTAGTGAGAAAGGATTGTCTTATCATGAAATGAGAGCAATTCTTATTTTACCTAAGAAACAGAAATATTCTGATATGACTACTGAACAACTTGTTACTTTGAGAAATAAAGTGTTGCTTCGCTTCCAGAGAGAGGTTGATGGTCATATTTATAGTTGGAGAAAACTTCAAAAGCAAATTGAATTGGTTGCTAAAAGTAAAGGAGTTGACTTAAATGACTAAAAAAGAATTAATAGAGATGCTTTCTGAAATTCCTGAGGATTCCGAGATACGTACTGTAGAAACAAGACAAGATTTACTTGGTTCATGTACATATACAAAGGAAATTAAAGGATATTATGAAAACAACGGTTATTATGTTTTATGTGGATTAAATGTAAGACCTTATAGTATAGAAAAGCATGACTAGAACTGAACGACAACAAGAATCTGTTAAAAGGTGGTTAGCTCATAAAGGCAAAGGAACTATTGTAGGAGCTACAGGTTATGGTTTCTAAAAATTGATATAATTTAACAGGATACGAAAATTTTTTGACAGGTTATGAAAAATTGATATTATTGTAATATGAAAAATTACGATAATATTGATTGGAAAGAATTAGCTAAAGAATATTTAGAAACAGGAATATCTTTAACTAAGATGTCAGAAAAATATGAGATAAGTAGAAGTATTCTAACTAATAGATTTAAAAAGTTAGGAGTAGAAATAGTTAATAGACAAAATGAAGTAAAATTTGATGAATCAGTATTTGATTTAATTGATTCTGAAGAAAAGGCTTATTGGTTAGGATTTATTTACGCTGATGGGTATATTGATGCTAATAAATTTATTTTTGAAATTTCTTTAAAAAGTTCTGATAAAGAACATTTAGAAAAGTTTAATAAATTTATGAAACATAAAGATAAAAACCATGTAAAAATAAGTAATTCTAAGTGTAGAGATAAATGTTTTGAAAGATGTCGTTGGTATGTTTCAAACAAACATTTATGGAATATTTTAAATTCCTATGGATGTACTCCAAATAAGTCTTTAACTTTGGAATTTCCAAATTTTTTAATTTTTAAATATGATCATTTAATTCGCCATTTTATTCGTGGATACTTTGATGGCGATGGTAGTTTTTCTAGATATTTATTAAAAACTTGTGTAAACCCACATATTCAAATAATTGGAACACATGCATTTTTAACTAAAATATTAGAATATTCTCAATTAAATGGAAGATTTGGAAAAGATAAAAGATGGAAAAATAATACTGAATATATTGAATTTGATAAAGAAAATGGAATAAAGTTTATTAATTATATTTATGATAATTGTACTATCTATTTAGATAGAAAATATAAATTATATCAGTTTTTTAAACAAGGAAGCCGTTCACTCCAGGAATGGAATGAATTATTACTGGGCAAAAACGGTGAAGGCTGTGAAGCTAATGCCGTGGTAAATTCAGAAATTACGAAAGGTTCTGAATCACTGTACAGCGTAGAGAGTGAATAAATATAATCTCTCCAAGAGTGTCCAGCACCCCAACTGAAATAAGTGGGTGAAAATGTACGCGGGGCTATAATGAAAAAGAAATTATAGAAATACGAATAAAAAGTCGTATGATAACAATCCGAAAACTCGTTGTGCTTTAATGGCAATTAAGGCTTTACTTAATAAATATCCACAGTTTAGGATACTTGTTGTCGTTCCTACTGAAGCTCTTCAAAAACAATGGTTAGGTCATATAGATGAATGGGGTTTTCAGTTTAATGTTGAGGTTGTAATTATTAATACTTGTATTAAACATAATTGGCAATGTGATTTACTAGTAATTGATGAATGTCATAGATGTGGCGCCGATGAATTTAGTAAAGTATTTAAGTGTGTTAAATATCGAATAATTCTTGGACTTACTGCAACTATAGAACGTCTTGATGGTAAACATCTTTTAATTCAGAAATATTGCCCAGTTGTAGATGATATTCCTACATTAGAATGTCTTGTAAATGGATGGATTTCTGAATATAAAGAATATCAAGTATTAATTGATGTAGATAATATTGATTACTATAAATCCTTAAATAAAGAGTGGATTCAGCATTTTGAGTTTTTCCAATATGACTTTAATTTAGCCATGTCAATGGTTAAACCTAAAGTTGGATGGCAAAACAAGTTGAAATTTAGAGATGAATTATATAAAGGTAATGATGAAAATATGAAAAAGCAAGTTCTTGCTAGTATAAATTATCATTCTGCAGGATTTATAAGAACTATGACTGCTAGAAAAGCTTTTATATATAACCATCCTAAGAAAATTGAAATTGCTAGAAAAATAATGGAAGCTAAATCTGGTTCTAAAATTATTACGTTTAGTAATAATGTTGAAATGGCTGAAGCTATTGAAAATGGGCAGAATGTATATACAGGAAAAACTTCTAAAAAGAAAGGAAGAGTAATGTTAGAGGATTTTATATCTGGTAATATTAAGACTCTACATTCTTGTAAAAAACTTGATGAAGGTTTTGACTGTCCAGATGCATCAGTAGCTATTATTCTTGGATTTGATAGTTCAGAAACTAAATCTACTCAAAGAAGAGGACGTGTTGTTCGAAAATTTGAAGACAAAATTGCTGAAATATTTTATATAGTAATTAATGATACACAAGAAACTAAATGGTTTACTCAATCTCATCAAAAAACTAAAAATTATATAACCATTGATGAAATGGGACTTGAAAAAGTTCTAAGGGGAGAGAATCCAGAACCTGTTACAAATAAACCTAAAGAATTAATGTTTAGATTTTAATTTTATGGGAGCTAATGATAGACAAGAATTTATCATAATGCTTTTAATAGAAAACAGAAGTTACTGTTCTGGTGATAAAGAAGCTTTTTATGAGTATTTAAAAGAACATTATGATATAGACAAATTCAATGAGAGATACATGGAATTGTTAGATGAATTTATGAAACCTTATGCATTGAATAAAACAGAGAAATCTGAATAACACTTAAGCAGCTAATATTTA